AATGCACGTAGAGCAGTTTGTAATGTTGATGTTGTCCATGCACCTGCAGGGTATACTGCAACTGAAATTTGTCCAGTTGTATCACCTTCTACTTGATACATTTCAATATTTGCTTTTGTCTGGATTGATTTAAACATTGCTTCAACTGATTCACCAGCATCTAGTTCGTTACGAATATCGTTAACATCACCTGATACGTCTTGTTGAATAATTTTAAAGAAATCTAAATCTGCACCATTAAGTATGACTAATTCGTCAGCACTAATGGCTCCAGTAGTACCGCCAGAACCTTGTCCTTTAACGTTACCATTTGTACGGGTAATTTCCGCCATTTTGTTTCTCCTAAGTTTTTAATGCAAGCTCATGTCTTGCTTGTATATATTTATATAAAAACGGGAGATTTTTAGTCTATTAATTTGCCAATTGCAACGCCTGTTGCAAAGCCAGCAGCAGCTTTTGCCCATAACGGAAGTTTTTTATCTTGAGGAATAAGTTTTTTGCTTTTGACTGTGCCCATATACTGTTTGCTTATGTCACTACGAAACTTTCCATCGACACGTTGACTGTTTACCATTCTAGCACTAAGTCCTGAACGCTCACCAGGATTACTACGTCCATAGTCTGCACTTACACGTCTTGCTTGTTTAAGAAAACTACTGTCTATTCCTAGATTCTTTTGTGACTTCATAAGGAATGTCCTATCCATGGCAATATTATCTCTACCTGATGCTATGTCTCTCAAATATCTTTTAAACCCTAATTCATCAAACCTAATACTGCCAGGACTAGTCACACCCTTATACTTTCCAGGGTTGTTAAGTATACTTGCTAGGTTATGTAAATCTGTGCCACCTGGCTTAATACCATTAAAGTTCATAAACTTTAGTGTATCTTTTGCATATTTTTTTGCAAACGCAGGATTTTCAAAACGCATCTGTTGTAACATTAATAGTTGCTCAAAGAAACTTTCTGCTACATCAGTCATATCTCTACCTAGTGCATCTGCACCAGTTCTAATATACCGTGCTTCGGTAATCTCGTCTCTAAGAAAACTATATTTCTTTTGTTTATCGAGAGTATGGCCGCCCGACATTGTAGCCCATTCATTTGCAGTATATTTTTCTGACATTTATTTTATCCTTAGCCTGTCTGCCATTCCACCTACACCAGTTTTTATTGCTTTGAAGTCTACAACATTCTTAGGTGCTACTTTACCTTTATAGATTATATCTTTATCTTTTTTAGGATCATATTTTCTATACTTTGGACCTTGTGGTGCTTGTGCAATTGGCGGAGGCGGAGGAGGCATAGTTCTTACAAAATCTACTGGCTTGGCAATATCTAATGTTCTTGCTATAGTACTACCTTGCGATACACTACCAACTTCACCTTTTGTGCCTGCTTGTGCACCTTGTTGTACGCCTGTTTCACCTTTACTTTTAGGTAAATCCCATTCTTGTCCACCTGCCCAATCACCAGGCTTAGTAGTGCCTGCAGACTTTCCTTTACTACTAGATCCACTAACGCCACCGTCCCAAGGAATATCACCTATATCAGTGCCACCTAAAGCACCACCGTCTTTACCTTTGTCTTTTCCGCCACTTACTCCTCCTACAGTACCAACACTGCTTAATTGTCCTTGTTGTTTACGTTGTTGATCTTTTATAATTCTATCTATTTCTGCTTTATCCCATTCTGTGTCATATTCTTTACCATTTATTTTTATTGTATCTTTATCAAGTTTTTCAATATCTAAACCTTTTATTGGTGGTAAAGTTTTTATCTTACGTGTTTCTAAATCTTTTAATGCTTTACTCTGTGAAAATGAATCAACTTTACCTAAATGATCATTTAGATTTCTATTTAGGTTTTGTAAGTTGTCACCATATTTTGCATCTAACTGTTGTTTAGTCAGTCCATTCTTTATATCAGCTGCAATTTGTTTATTAATTTGTGAACGCTTTTTATATAATTCATCATATTGTTTTACCCAACCTGCACCTGCATCACCAGAACTTCTAATATTATTAAGAGTACTAGATGGTAACTTATTTTGAGCCATAGTACTACCCTGAGTATATTGGTCATATGTTACTTTAGATCCAATATCATTTTTATTTTTGTTTACTAATAACCCATCTTTTGTGTCATAATCTCCAGGTTGTGGTACATATTGTTTTTTTACATTATCTTTTTGTGTACTGCCACCTGTTAACCAGTTCCAGGATTGTGTTATAGCATTGCCAATTGGATTAGTTATTGATTGTGGATTTTTTACATCAGGTTTGATGTCTTTAATGCCTGGACCATAATTTTGTTCAAGACTATCTGCAAACTTGTTTGCTTCACCAGGATTTGAGTTTATCCATTTTTCAATTTTTTTTGAATCAAGATTTTGTGACATTATTGCGCCACCTGCTAAAAGAGGTACTAACCAAGCCAGTGCAAATGGAACTGCTTCATCTAGTCTTTGACGTTCTTTAAACTCTCTAAGCCTCACTACTTGCTCCAACTCTTAATTGCATTGAAGTTGTTCTTACTAAACTCCATACGATCAACTAATTTTACTGCACCGCTTTCTGTGCCAATTGCAACAAACCCTTCTGGGTTCACTACTTTATATCCTGTATCTGTTTTTAACAATGACTTGATACTATCCACTTTGTTTAATTTATTTATAAGCATATTCTTTAGTGCAATTATATCCTTGTAAACTGCAAGAGCACCTGCTATGCCCTCCATGTTATCATTTACAAATTTATTCTGTGCATTAATTTTATCCAAACGTTTCTTTACTGCTGGTGCTTGAGGATCTTGATTCTTAAGTTTGCTAATATCCTTCTGTACGTAATCATTGTACCATTTTGCAAAGTCCTGTGCAAAACTATTTGGATCTGCAATCTGTTGATCACCTCTGCGTATTCTTGCATTTACATATTGCATAAACAATTGTTTGTAATCGTTATTATTCACTGCATCAAAGTTTGCAGACTTCATAGCACTTGCAGTTGCATTAAGTCCACTTAATATTGCTTTGTTCTCTGCAGGTGTTAGACTTGCTTGTCCACTTAAATCTTTATAGGTTGCATCATCAAACCATACACTGCTAGGTTTATTGTAGCCACCGATGTCTACACCAAAACTTGCAGTCATATCTGATATATTATCACCTGTATATGTTGTATGAAATATTATACCCATTTCACTTTGTGCAATTCGCTTGCCTAGTTCACTGTCCTTGGGTACTGCGTATGTAATTGTGTTAGGTTGAAATACAAAACTATCTTTGCCGTCTATTTCTGCTTCCTGTAAATCACCTTTTGTATACATCATGTCGCCTTGCACAACACCTTGTATACCTAGTTTACCAAGTTCTGCTAGTGCTATTTTCATTTTAGCATTTAAGCCTTCTTTAGTAATGTCACTGTCTATGTCTTGATTTGATTTGTACAGTTTAGGTGAAACATTAAATGCACCTTTTTTAGCAACAAAGAACTTACCGTCCTGTGGGTCAATGCCTGTAACAATAGCAGGTGCTCCATCCCATTTTACTGTAACACCTTTGCCAACACTACCGCCTTCTTCTAGCATATCACGTACACTGTTAATATATTGTAGAGCAGATTTGGCACCTGCGGCACCTTGAAGAAATATTAAATCTTCAATGTGTTCTAGATGAGTGTTCTTTCCTCCCTCATCTTCTAAAACTGTTTTAAATTCTTTTAGACGCATTGCTTTCGTTTACTTTTCTAATACCTCGTACAAACTTATTTTTATCCTGATGTTTGATACTGTTTAATAATCTTCTTTCCAAGTCACCCGCGACTGTTTCGTCATAGTGCTTGTGCATTTCGTTAATAAGATTGATGGCGCTCTCTATCACATTAGTTGCTCGACTTTCTAAAACATGTTGCCTATCTTTTTCTACAATCATGCTGTTTAGTTCGTGTAATATACTACGAGTCTGTTTACGCATTTTTATATCCTATCCTATTATGTATTTATCGTATAGTTTGAGTATAGCATACAAGATAAACATGTCAACTAAATATATGCGAGGAGAAGAGAATGTCAACAATAGAGAATTCTGGCTTGCACTTCGCAACCCTAGCGAAAATAGCCTACCTAACAGAAAAAGACAGCAAACCAATTGCTAAAAAACTAGGTTACACAAAAACAAAACTAATAGATCACAAAGGTGCAGAATGTCTGTTTCTTGAGAACAGTAAGACTATTGTACTTGCATTCAGAGGTACAGAGCCAAAAGAGTTCAGCGATATAAAAGCAGACTTAAAAGCATGGAAACGTAAAAGCCAAACAGAAGGCATGGTACATGCAGGATTTTACGATTACTTGGAACGCATCTGGGAAACAGTTGAGAATCATATAAACTATGGTACCCGTGAGAAAAAAGCACTTTATATCTGCGGACACAGTTTAGGTGGAGCAATGGCGGCACTGGCGGCTAGTAGACTTAACGATAGAGTAGTTGCTTGTTATACATATGGACAACCACGTGTTGGAGGCAGTGACTGGTGTGCAAAACAAACTTACGAGCATCACAGATATGTAAACAATAATGATATTGTGCCTCGTGTTCCGTTATGGATTATGGGATTCCGTCATAGAGGTGAACTACACTATATAAACTATTATGGAAATATTCGTAAGATGACACCTTGGCAAATTATCAAAGATGGCTGGCGTGGTCGTATAAAAGCATGGAGTAAACTAGAGTTTTTTGATGGTGCTAGAGACCATAGTATGGATGCTTACGAAAATAAAATAGCCAAAAATTAATAAAATCATTTAGCCTCTTACTAAATAAAGTGTGACAGAAAATGTCACACTAGGCACAAAATAAGAATTTAGGCAAACTAGAGGCACAAATGAAGATACCTAAAGATGCGAAGGCTCAATTAGAACGATTACTCGGCAGATTCATAAGGCATATTCCAAACAAACCCGAATATCATAACAGGCTTATCGAAGAACTAGAGATCATACTCAAACTTCGCTTCGTCGATTACTTCCTAACAATTTGCGATGTACTGACGCTAACCCGTGACATTACACATATGACTCGTGGTTCAGCAGGGTCTAGTCTCGTCTGTTACCTACTTGGTATTACAGACGTGGATCCCATAAGATGGCAAATACCGGTAGCACGTTTCCTAAATCCTTTAAGGGATGACTTACCAGATGTGGACATAGACTTTCCACACTGGCAACAGGCGGCTGTGATGCAAAGAGTATTTGATAAATGGCCAGGAAAAAGTGCTCGTATCAGTAACTACGTAACATACAAAGAAAAGAGTGCAAGGCGTGAAGCCGCACGACGTATGGGTGCATCTGGTAAACTCCCTCGTGGCTTTAAGTATGAAGATTTAGATATAGACAAGGAAGAAGCAATGAGAATCGAACGAAAATTATTAGGCAAGAAGAGAGCAATATCAAAGCACTGTGGAGGAGTTCTTATATTCAAACATAATATGCCAAAAAGCCTAATAAATGGAGACAATCAAATATTATTAGACAAACATGAAGTAGAGGACTTGGAACATCTCAAAATAGATATCCTTGCGAATAGAGGACTCAGTCAACTACTGGAGATAGATTCAGAGACACCATTAGAAGCATACCCAGAAGAAGATTATGAAACAAGTCAGATGCTATGCAATGGTGATGTTATAGGAGTTACACAAGCAGAATCACCTGCTATGAGAAGATTATTTCAAGCAATACAACCAAAAAGTAAAAGTGATTGTGTGTTTGCAACTGCATTGATAAGACCAGTAGCAACTACAGGCAGACAAAAGGCGGCGTTCTTTCAAGACTGGACAGAACAAAGATTAGATGATACTATTGTGTATGAAGATGATGCAATTAAAAAGATATCCAAACTTATAGGTTGTGATATGTATGAAGCAGATATGTATCGCCGTGCATTTGCCAAACGTGATGAAGAACGTGTTATGGAGTTCATGGAACGCATGGGCGACAGTGAGAACAAGGCGGAGATTATACAGGAACTATATGGACTAGGAAACTTTGGACTGTGTAGAGCTCATGCAGTAAACTTGGGTAGATTAATCTGGGCACTTGCATATCAAAAGGCACATAATCCAAAACAGTTTTGGCGGGCTGCACTCAAACATTGTCAAGGCAGTTATAGACGTTGGGTACACAAAACAGAAGCCAAGAACGCAGGATGGGATTTACGTGAACTAGGACTACCAAACGGTATAACAGAGTCACCACAAACACAATATAAACGTTATGGATACTGGACACAACCAGAATTTATGCCAAATATGTTTGTACAGGAAACCTGGGGAGACCGTGTAAACTTTGCAGGACTTGTTGCAAATGGTAGAGTGTTCAAAGGAGAACAAGGAAGGTACGTTACGTTCTTAACACTAGGTATTGCTAACGGTGAATATGTTGATGTTACAGTAAAGAAGCCTTTTGGATATAGAGATCATGATGTTGTAGTAGGCAGTGGCAAAGTACGTTATAGCAATGGTGCCCGTTATATAGACTGCTATGACGCTAAAGGTCATAGGCTGGACAGGTATTTAAACTAAGTTTTAACGCTATCTAATTGTATAAGAGGTATTCTTATTTTTTGTTGTGATATCCATAATATAGTATTGGCAATTTGTTCAGGAGTTACTAGATTTTCTCCAACTCCGCCCACAACTATATAAGAAACTTTTACTCCGGTAATACCGGTTTCATCACTTAATTTAACACTATAAGATTTTAATTGTCTTTTGCTATTTGCGTATACACTGTTATCATCTGTGTTTTCAAGGGTAGTTCCAATATTAAAAATATGTCCTGGAATGTTTTCTTGCATCCACATAGAATGAACAATATCTGTTAGTTGTTTTTGATTATCAAAGTTAATATAGGCACTGTTTACAAATACTGTATAATCTAGTATTGTTTCTCTGAGACGTTGTTGTGTGTCTAAACTAGTAAAGTCCCATCCTGTACTAACACTAGCAGTTGTGACTGAACCTAACTGTTGTAGCCCCCAAGCAATAGTCTTTCGCTCAGGATTTCCTGTACAAAATATTTTCATAATAGTAAACTCCATTCCGGACACAGTTTACAAAAATCAAGATTGCGAATACTGTCTGTACGTCTTACAATATCCCAGAACTTTGTATGAGGTTTTTCTTCTACATCTAACATTGCAAGTAAGTTGGATATTTCAGGATATTTACTGAACTTATCCACAAGTACATTCATAGTGTTCGAACTTATCCAATCCAAACTGTATGTACCTAAACATTTTTGAAAAATTAGTTCAACTGGGTCGCCTAATCTGTTTTCTGCAAAGTTTTCCTTATGCCAGAGGAATAGTTCATCTAGATAGAATAGGTTAAGATATCCCCAGGTACAATTTATTTTGAACATGTGATTTACTGGCATATTATTATAAAACCAATTAATAGTTTCTACTGTGTGTTCCCAACTTGCACCAGTACGTTGATATTCAAATCTATCGCCTATATCATCTATACTAAAATAAAGTTCTATTAGTTTGCATTCACTCCACAATTCCAATACTTCTTGTGTTACACGGTTAGTACCATTTACATTATAAAATACTCTAACATCGCTTAGTCCTTTGCTCTGTTTAATATTATACAATAGTTTAATGTGTGCATCACTGAGAAAAGGATCGCCACCGCCATGAAAGTGAACACTGTTAATATTTTTTAGATATTCTAAATCGTTAATGGTAAGGTATTGATCTTTTCTATATAAAAAATTATCCATGTTAGTATCAGGATAAAGTTTTGCCCAATCGCTTATCCATTTACTACTATTGTTAGGTCCACAAATAGTACATTTAAGATTGCACAAGTTACCCACACTATAGTCTAATGCTTTAGGAGTATCTGTAAGATTTATGTCAGTGTCCTTATGATAGTTTTCGTACAATTCTTTACTACTCATACGTCTACTGACAAGTCCTGCTTTTTCTTCCCGATAACAGTTCTGACATCCTGGAATAAGTTTTCCTTGTGTAATACTATCAATAATGGCAAGATGTTCAGCGCCGTGCCATGCCTCATCAGGTGTAGTATCAGTAACAATATATCCTTTAAAATAACTACAAGGGTTATATCCTATTGTATTTCGTGTACTCCAAAATGCTTGATTTTTAAATATCTCATAACAGAAACCTGGCTTAGACTTTATATCGTTATTCACTCTTTAACCCTGCTAACATGTCTTTGAGTTTACTGCTTTGTACACTTGCAGTAATCTTACCAGTGTCGCCCTCAGGTGCTTCAACAACTCCTGAACTTCCTTTGTTTTTAAGTTGTTCATAGATACTACTACTTTGTTTCTTAAACTGCTGGTACTCTTGATCCTCGCCTAAGTCACGAATACGTAAACTTTCTATATCAAACTCTAAGTCAATCTTTTGCCCAACACCACTACTACTTCTAGTCTTCATAAGTTGTAGTTGATACCTGCCACGTTCTCTCATAGCACGACTTGTAAAGATACCAAACACATTGTCAGCAGTATTAATCTTACTAAGTCCACCACTTATATGACTGTGATCAAACTCTATCTCATCTACTGCACCTCTGTTCAACTGCGAAGCAGTAACAAATACACAGTTTAATTCTTTTGCTAGGTTACGTAATTCTTCACTTACATATTTGTCTTTCACAAACAAATCACTTGGAGATACTTTTGCACTTACTGGCATAAGCAAATCTAAATAGTCAATAAGAAGGAAGTCTACATTCCAACCATTTTTTATCTGTAATTCTTTTAAGTATGCTCTTACATCATTAACATTACTCTGTGCTGGCATGTATTTTATCTGTAGTTTGCCTGCCTTTTTGCCAGCCATCTTTACTTTCATCTCTACTGTTTCTAAATCTTTAAATACTTCCTTAGTAGATACATTTGTTAGCATACTATCTATTCTCATAGCACTAAGACCTTCACTTAGTTCTAGTGTCAAGTATACACCATTCAATCCATTTGTTATCCAGTTCACTGCTAAGTTCTGCATGAACAAACTTTTACCACTACCAGATCCTCCAGCAAATATATTCAGTTCACCTTTGTTCATACCACCAAACAACTTTTTATCCATTGCAGGCCAGCCTGTTGTAATCTGTCCATTGTTATCTTTAAGTGCCATAAGTCTTGCACGAGGATCAGCAAAGTAATCTGTGCCCATGTCCTTTGTAAGACTTATTTGTACTGCATCTTTAATAATCTTTTCTACTGGTTCATATGTGCCTTTTTCTAATAAGTCTGCACTCTTAAGTATTGCACGTTCCAGTTCCTGTCTTTTAGTAAAACCTTCAAACTCTGCTAGAAACCAATCATTATGGCTTTCACTTATATCAGGCACTGGCTTTAGCTCAACACCTGTAACTGCACGAACTTGTTCATAAGTAGGCAAAGCACCATGTTCATCACTATGTTCTTTTATAAACTTTGCAGTATCAGTTAGACTCCTGTCAAAGTTTTGCACATTATAAATGTTCTGTACACGCACAAAATTTTGTGCATCATTCATCATCATTTCTAAAAATAATTTTTGTAAATCTGTTGTATATTCTTTAGCCATTAACACTTCCCACAGTTGAACAGACAATAGTCTGGCTTAGTATCATGTATTGTAGCATAAAAATTACTAAAACGCCTAATACATTCGCTTAATTTATTATCTTTTATTGTCATTTTATTTTTATACCATTCACTTTTATAGTAAAAGTTATAATGTTTAGTATCACAACAAGGGGTATATGTACCATCTGCTGCTATATAATGTTTTGTATTATTTTTACACCTAGGATCTATTTCTAAACTTTCACTATCTATCTTAAATTGTTGCTTTGCTTTATGTTTACTACCAAAAAAATTTTTATGAGGGCGTAAATAATCACTACCATTGTTCCATCTTTCACTAGGCATCAATACAAATTCATCCATTCCTAATTTGTATGCAAGTTCTTTTGTATACTCTATATCATTTATGTTGAATGCAAAAGGAATATATTTCCATATTATTTTGACATTGCTTTTCACACATACTTCAATCCCATCTTTTATACTATTCCAATCACCATTTACTCTATATTTTGTAAAATTTTCTGGTGTCCCATCAATACTAAAATTGATAATATCTTTACTATCAAGTAGACTTACTAATTTTTCCCACCATTGTTTATTTTTTCTACTGCCATTTGTAGTTATTCCTACACTCTCACATTTTTGTTTGGATAATTTAATTAAACTTAAAAAATCTCTATGATATATAGGATCACCTAAGTTGCCACAAACATTAATGTGTCTTACAGGAACATCAATAAAATTAAAAAATTTATTAATGTCTAAATCTTGTATAGAAAAATTATTATTACCAAATTTGTTTATAAAAGTGGTTCGTTCACATCTTGGACAAGCGAGTGTGCATCTACTAGTCGGCTCAATGTGTAGATCTACCATCGCTTTCTCTGTAAATTTATTTTAAGACGCATAGTTTGCTTTGCATCTATAATACTTTTAAGTGTAAACAGTTTTCCATATCTTACAACTGCGTCATTTACATCTTTAACATCACTTTCCCATTCAGGAAAACTAACACTCCAACCAAACTCCAGTGCATCATCAATTAGTTTTTGTCCTGCACGATCTTTATCTGGCACAAGTATAACTTCTCTACCTAGTGTATCTATAATCTGTGCTTGTGTTTCGCTACAACGATTACTCAATATACCTACTCCACCTATACACATTGCATCTAGCAGTCCTTCTGTTACTACTACAAACCTACTGTTAGACAACTGATTATCAATGCCATAAACGAAACCACTATCATGACTAGTAAAATATTTGGGTCTTGATTCATCGTCGATACTCCTTGCACTAAATCCAATTGTTTTTCCTTGCCAAGTAAAAGGAACAATTAGTCTTTTCCACATGCCAGCAGCTTTGCTATTGCTATACATAATTTTACCTAATGGCAAAGCTCTACTTTCAGCATATAATCTTATATGATCTGGTAATTGATTTGTACTATTCTCAGGTAATTCTCTAGGACTAAATTCTACTGTAAACGTTTCGTCATCTTCTAAAACTTCTTCAACTGTATCTTTTATACGTAATGCTTCTATGTTAAGCATCTGTCTGGTGTTCTCATCAACACCTAACCAAGTAAGCAGTTTCCTTAGTTTAAAACTAATATGTCTACCGGGTTGCCAACCTGTCTTAAAATTACAATTGAAACAATGATAACTTATAGCATCACCTGAAGCAATTACTCCGCCTCTGTTACGTTTGTCCATGCTTTCGCCATTGTGATGACAACAAACTGCATTAAAACTAATCCAGCCATTAGTAGTTCTCTTTTGTTTGCCAGGCAAACTATCTATGATCGTTTGTTGAATACTATTCAAAAGTCAACATCTCTGCCGTTTATATTGTAAGTACCGTGTGTAAAACCTGCGTCCATCTTTTCGACTTCAGTCATGTTGTCACTGTCAATCCTGCGATTAGGATCTCGTTTCATTTGTTGTAGGCGGTCTTCTGCACTGTCTTTGCCACACACAGAGCAAACGCCTGTAGCACCACCGCAACTGCCGCTTACACGTCGGCCTCTTAGGAGGCCTATAGCCATGATCGCCGTAATGACTAAAAAGAATACCAAACATAGTGCAAAAACCTCCAAACCCATTACTTCATCTTTTGTATATCTTTATAAGTACACTCGTCTTCAATACTTATCTCACTATCAGTTTCTATCCATAGTTTAGCACCACAACTAAGTGGTTTATCGGGTTTGTAAACCATACGACTTGGTCCGTGTATTTCTACTGCACTACCATATCTAGCCTTGCTACCTTCCTGTACTCTGCAAACAGGAAGTTCTCTGCCATGTTTTTCGTTTTGTTGTATAATATTTCTATTAATGTGTATATACTTCTTCATTGTGTTATTATATGACTTTTTACAAATTCAGTCAACCTTATAGTAAAATATTCATGCCCTGCTTCATTTGGGTGTCCATCCTTTGCTATTAAATCTAATCTATTGTCTTCTGCTATTGCACGTCTTAACATACTGTCCATACTGTTTCCATCAATAAAATAATTTGAATATTGTGTTGCTTTATGATGACCCAGTGCATTAAATTGTATTACTGGAATATTCATTGATTTGCAAATACTGTTAACAATAAATTTTGCATTATCTGTGTACATATCATAGCTTTCCTTATCAGACTTTATAACCCATTCACGGGCAGACTGTGGCCATCCATGATTGTCACCAGCAAAGCCGTTATGAGTCCAAGTATTATTAGTATACCAACTCATTCTAGTTTTTTCTGTCCAACCTATACAAATTATAATTTTATCTTGTGAATCGTATGTATTAAGGAAATATGTTGAAACTTGTTGTGCTATTGCAAAGTTACTGTTTGCTGGTTCTGCTAAATTATCAAACTGATAACCTAAGTTATTAGCAAGTCTGCCTAGCCATACATTGTTATTTCTATAACGTGTGTTAGCATGATGATACTCATTGCCTAACTTAGGATCTACAAGTTCACTGCCATAAGTGAAACTACAACCAAAGCCTACAAGTTTCATTATGGTCTATATAATACTTGACTCAATGTTCCTGAAGTTGTTGTACGTACAAAACGAACTGCACTATATACACCAGTAAAGTTAATGTATGCATTGTCTGTCTGGTCAGTATAGTTTGTTGTAGATATTGTTGTAAAGTCTGCGTTTTGAATACTATTACTTGGATTGATTGAACCTTGTATTTCCAGGCTACCTGTGAACGAACTGCTGAAATAAACTTGAGCAGTGTGTTGTGCAGTATTACGATTAATATATGGATCTATTGCTATTGAGCTTCCTGTATTTCCACCACCAAATGCTTCGATTGTACTTTCTTTGAAAGCAGGATACATTCCTTCAGTAACTTCTAGTGTACCGTTGGCACTATAATTATCATCTGCGTATGCAGGACTTGTTCTACCTTCTGGATTTGTAACTTTTAAACTGTAACTGTAAAACTTTGCATCTAAATTAAGTAAGTCACCTTCTGTAATAGTTGCTTCAAATAATCCTCTACGTGGATCGATTGCAGTAAGGGCACGTTCAACATATGCTACACTATTTTCTTTATCCATAATAATAATGTTTGCAGTATGGTCTGTCATTACGACACGTTTTTGATCACGGTTTTTAAATTCTATTCGTATGTAATTGTCTATGCCTCTATAGACTTTTATATTGGGGGTGTAAAACATGCTCATGAGATTATTGACTCCAGTATCAGTTACAACTGCAGTGTGTAATTGTGTATATAAATATCCAGTAGTAACAGTCATACTGTATTTATAAGAGATAGAATGCCACCATTAGCAGAAGAAATATTTGAACAATATCCATTTTTAAGTTTAGTTACATATGGTGGACAAGAGTACGTAGGTATAATACAAAACCAAGACGATAGTTTTCTAAGTATGTATGACTATAGTAAAATAGATTCTGATCTTAAAACATTATTTTTAGAACTAGGTGATGCTTGGTGGTGGGAATCAAATAGGACTATACCTATAAATTTATTTCTAAAAAAGGATTTTATACCATTTAGTAGATATCTTATTACATTTAATATAAAAGACACAGAAGTTGTGCGTGGTCCTAGTGTTAGCATAGCAGAACTTGCTAAGAAAAGAAGCAAGCGACGTAATATACAATTAGTGAAAAAAGTTAAATAGAACATGGACTTCTTACTATTGCTTCTGATTAAGCATGCCATTGTAGATCTTGGCGTCCAAAGTCAACTACAAAACATTAACAAAAGTTTTTACTTTGGAAATGGACATATCCACTACATGCACCATGGTATAAGCACTTTAGTCATTGCAGGATTATTTTTGCCTGCCATACCTGCAATTTTATGTGCATTTATAGACTATTTTATACATTGGCAAATAGATTATTCTAAACATAAAGCAAATAGTTTCTTGAATGTGCAATCTAGATCTACTACGTGGTGGTATACAAATGTTATAGATCAATGTTTACATTTTACTACATATTACTTTTTAGTAAAATATTCTAATGCATTGTCTTTTTTGATTTTTTGGTAAGTTCATAGCCAGGAAAGTCTTCTTCTACAGTATCTATTACGTGACCTAACATACTTTTTATTTGATCATCTGTAAGTAATCCTTTATATAATACAAGTGCATGTTTAAGAAGCATTGTTGCCATATACATATGATCATCTTCATCTTTTATATTTTTATCTATATGCTTTGTAAGATTTTCTTGTATTTCTTGCATTCTTTCTAAATTATTTTTCATTTTGTTCCTCTAATATATTCATATGAACTACAACTAATTGTGCATAGGCTACTGCGTGTGCTTTCTTAAAACTATAACTATCCTGTCCTGCTTTGTGCCATATAGTTTCTCCTACTTCACGCCATGTTTTTCCTATTAGGTGTCTTTTTGCAGGACGTATAACTGCTAAGAACATTGCCATACGAGGTATACTAGTTATATCCTCAGGCATTCTAGCCATTGTCTCGAAGTGTTTACCAACGTGTATTAGTTGCTCAAAGAAATCTCTATTGTGTAAATTAGACCAATTAGGCTCTCTCATCATTTCCACTAAGTGTATTTCATTTTTTATATGTTGATAAACATTTACATTAAGTAAATCTAATTTGAAGTATCCTAAACTTTCAGCAGTTTTATGATCTACAGTTGCAATTCCATCATGTGCTTGTGGAACTTTATTAAAATAAACACCTGTATTATGCTTATTGCCATTTTCTAACCTTGCTCCTATACCCTTCACATGTTTTAGTAAATGTGTTCTATCAGCAAAGTCTATATCTACATCTGGCATGTCGTATATCATTTTACAATTCCTAGTTTATTATATATTTTATTTGCAAATTCTTTATGTGCATTTGTATTAGGATGTCCATGTCTTTCTTCACTGTCATAAGGTTTATATCCTGAATCAAAAGCATCCTTTACAAAACTATATTGTAACAAATCAAAACTATTCTTGTCATTAAACTCGTAATAAAAATCCTTAAGAGATTCTAAATCTTTATCTATTCTACGTATATCTTGTGCCACATCTGCAGCCCAAAAAATACACAAATCATAACCTAAACTTTTACATAAATGTAAAAGTAAACAGGCCTGGTGCAATGTATTAGTAATTGCACTAGATACATTCAATATCTTTCCCCATTCCTTAATATAATTTTTATAAAAAATTGGAAGAGTAATATTATGGGTTGTCTCTGTAATTGCCTGGAAACTTGCAAACTCTCCATCATCATAGTCAAATTGATACCATTTGTTAATACCATGATTTTCAATCCATATTTCTGTTCTAAACCAAAATGTTAACCCTACACAAACTAGACACTCATTTATTCCGTTGTGTTTTAATTTCAGCAAATCTCGTGTAGTAGTTCTAAATATTCTATCATTACTGCTACCTTTGATTCCTTTATGTAACAAGTCTTTACCTGTTATATCACTTAAATAATCACCGTAATTCTTTCCATTAGATAAACTATAACTGCATCCATTTACATAGATCATAGTCCAGCCTCTTTAAGAATATGTTTAACCCATTCTGTATCTGCAAAGTAATCTACAAATTTACGTTTCCAGAAGTCAGGATCTATATAGGGAAATATCATTTCTATCTGTTCAGGGTTTAATTTATCTAATGCATCCTGTCCAGTTTTACAGTTAAATATTATCCAACTACTAATCCTGCCTGTAGTTATATCTTTTACAAGAATATTACTATTAGTATAACAGAAGTAATGATTGAATACACTTTCTTTTTCTTCAGCCCAGGCTTCCATAGTTTTTATACTACGTTCCAGTGCATCTTGTGTTGCTTCTGTACGTAAATGTTCAAACAAATATTCTTGATAAACTATGTCCTTAGTCCAATAGTCTAGTTTTTTATTACTTTTAATTACATAGTCTATAAACTTTTGTGTATTGATAGCACGTATGTTTACCATATGTCTACCAAACTTTACAAATGCATTGTAATAAGGACTAGTACTAAAGTCTGCATATGTTTTAAACTTTGCACTGCCTTGTGTCAGCTCATAAAAACGTAAGTAAGCCGTCATGCCTAATTTGACCCCGGGCTCATTTTCTTGTTGGGCACGACGCTTAGGTTCACAAAGATGTGCCGCAAGAGTACTCTCTTTACGATATGATTTGCCACAGTATTGGCATGTAAAATCTTTGCTTTCCATTGTACGATTTATTATAGCATCTTTTATTATTTCTGTAAACTGTTGATTCATGCATCACCATACAACTTTGCTATCTCTTTCAAATCCTTGTCAGTATACATTTCTGTCAGCATATCTAGTTCATCACTTTTGGCACATGGATGTAACCTTTCTACTTCTTTACGTCTTTTGCTACTGTTATTCTTATCTTTCTTTTTGTGTCCTACCCACTGATGAAATTGTGTACCCATACCAGGACTTACTGTGCATAATAACTGCCACACTAGTTTAGGATGCTTTGCTAATTCGAAGTATGTACAATTAACACGTTGGTTACCTGCCATAAGATAATATGCTTGTAATTCATTTGAGCCTTTTACAAGACTTACATAACGATTTAGCAAGAATGGTGATAATTGTTTTTGGTGTTCTGGTGTAAGACGATCATAGAAGCCATAGTCTTTTTTATCTATTGCCGCTAGTACTGTGTTTAGTGGTACTTTGTTAGACATAAATGTTCATCCAAAAAGGTTTGCCAATTTTCTTCTGTAATATCATCTACTGACCAATTTCTTAGCTTACCGCCAGCAAATTCCTCAAGGCTATTTTCATATTCATACATAAATATTTTTTCCATAGCTCTAAATTCCCATTTATTGAAAATACTAACGTTTTGCTCGATATAACTTTGTGCATATTTAATTTTATGATCAGGACAAACTGAGTTATGTACAGTATAGTATAATTGTATCAGAGAATACAAATTAAAAATTTCATTATAACTAATGTTTATAGCCCAAGGTTTTGGTGAGAATTCGTCCCAACGATCTGGATTATCGTTTGTTTTAAATTCATCAAAAATACTAACATAAAAACAATCCATTATCCATTGCAGAGAATGCAATTTTAAATCCCATTGTTCACGGTTTTTGAAAGCATGATTAAATGACATTCTAAATTGTTCCTGTAAATTACTATGGGTAATACGAATTATTTGTTTTCCTGGATTTATTTTAGCACAGTGTTCTGATAAGTCGAAAGAAGTCATCCCTGATTCAAACAAAGATCTGATATTTGTATATTTGGAAATAGGATCATACGTGATGTAATCATATGGAAGCTCTGCTTTTAATTTATCAAATGCAGAATTTAATAGAAATGTATCCTTGGGCGTTTTCCATCCATCTACTTTTATGCCAGCTTCTGTATCCAAAAATTCAGTATGTAAAAAGTGGCCTAAAAAATGTCCACTTCCTCCTGCAGTAAAACATACAACATAATTATTCATACTTTATTCCATTATCAATTATTGCATCACTAAATGCTAACATAAACATCCGTGCATCGTCAAGTTTTTCAAACTCTAAAACAATTGTTTTAGTTGGATCTTCTAGAGTTACACTATAATCATTTCTGTCTCTATTCTCCAAATACTTTTTAATCCTTTCCCAGATATTTTCCATACCAGCAAGTTGTTTACGAGTAGTTTGGTAGTTTACATATGCACTCCAGGTAAACTTTCTATAGTCAATTCTTGTTATCTTACCAGGCTCTATCAATGCTAACAATTTCGTTTTGTTTGTTTATATCTTTTGCACAATACACACATTTTGGATTTTCTACTCCAGTCTCAATAGGTATTGCTAGTATCTGTCCTTGTTTTAGTTTTGGAAAAAACCATTTGACATCACTGTAAATGTCTACAATGTTTACAGGCAAATAGTCATGTCTAAAATCTCCGATCGGATTGAATAGGAATGCATCAAATCCTCTATCATTTAAACTACTGAAGTTTAGCATTTCTAAATCGCCAATGTGTCTATCACCAATTAATATTTTCCAATCAACAGGCATACGAATTTTATGCTTGCCTATTTCTAATACAACTGCAGGGCTATTAAAACTTTCTAAAAATATAAGTGGTATAAAAAAATAATCTGGGTCTGCAGGATTACTATTATCTAATATTGCAAATCTTAAATCATCTACCTCATCTGGTATATCATTCATTTCATATGCAGTATTCTCTAATGTTAATATTCTCATATTAATTCCAATCCGATAAATGTGTTAAGGCCGCTTCTGCAACCTTTGATGTGTCTTCCCAAACAGTATGATTTATAAAATTATTAGCCTCTGCTTGCATAGCCATATCAAATAACTGTGGAGATTCATTAGGATAAACTTTTCCTTTTGCCCAAGTCCAATCCATGTTTCTTATTTCTGGCCAATTAGGAAAGAAAAAATAATCAATTCCTTTTCTTTCTAAAAGTTCTATTGCACTACTAAAGTACCAATATGTTTGCATTTCAGCAAGTTCTTCTACAAAAAAATACTTTTCATAAATCTTTTTTATATCTGGACTTAGTCCTAAATCTACTTTACTAAACCCACCTGTGTGGCATAAACTTCCTTCTTCATTCCTATAGGAAAAACGATAAGGACTAGATGCACAAAAGAATATATAATCTGGTTTATAATCTTCTATTGCTTGATCTATTTGTAATCTAATGCCTACATTATTGACGCCGCCATGTGCCAGATTGATATGTTGCCAATTTTTGTTACTAGCAACTATATCAACTATTGATGGACTATGCAAACTTAATTGGTATGCTTCTTGTATATCATTCTGTATCTCTGGATCTAAATTGTCTATAGCAACTGTTTTACTTACAGAAAATTCTGGCCAATCGTCTCCTTTAAGATTATCCCAAGCCTCTCGTGTTGATGTAAAGAAACTATCGCCACAAGAAACAACTGTATTCATATTAATATACCTCTTTTATTTTATCAGCAATGCCATATTTGACTGCTTCTTTTGCACTCAGCCATACATCCTCTGCAGGTAATAATAGTTCTCTAATTTTCTTTTCAGACATTCCTGTACATTTTTTGTAATGTTCTATCATACGTTCAGTGCTTAGTTCAAATTCACGTACTCTTGCAAATAGTTCATGTTCCTTACCACTGCTTCCCCAACTGTATTGGTGTGAAAGGATACTTGTATTAGGAGTTATAATACGTCTACCTTTTGTGCCACTCATAAATGTTAGTACACCACAACTTGCAATTAGTCCTAATCCAACAGTTTTAATTGGAATAGCACTGCCTTTCATAGTATCAATAAGAGCAAAAGCAGCGTGAACACTACCTCCTGGACTGTTAATAATTAGTATAAGTTCTTTGGGTCTTAGTTTTGAAGGCAATAAATTCTTTTCTATAATCCATTGTACTATTGGCTTTGTAGATTCAAATGTAAATCCATCTGCCATATAATAGATGCCGTTTTCCCACATCATACTCCCAGGATCAGGTATTCCTGCTTGGTCTTTTGCCATTATCTTTTACCCTGTCCTCTATAAGCCTTGTATGATCTTCTTTTATGTTTGTTCATTTTACACAGTGAAGGTTTTCTACCAATGCTTGTTTTTGAAAATGTAGGTTCATGCGATGATACTGGTCGAAACATTTTTGCCATATTTTATTCCTTTATATATTCCAATCGGCTTTCTCAACCGTAAATGGATAGTTTGCTTCTTTATAGAAGTTTTTACGTTTTGTTAGATGTCTTTTTGCAAACTTGCAAGTACTGGTTATATCCCAGATTTGTACGAAGTCTTTGTCTTCTGCTTTTCGGATTCCACGTCCAATACTTTGGATAACCCTAACAAAAGACTTACCAGGCTCAATAAGCACAAGATTAAAAATGCGAGGAATGTTAATCCCCACCGCCGCCACCCCGTAGGTTGCAATGATAACCTTTCCTGTAGCAGTTGATACCTCGTCATATTCTTGTTTTCGTTCTGCACCTTTTGTACTCCCTGATACAAATACACTATCTGGTATACGACTTGCTAGTTCATTACCAGCTGCAATTCTATCAACTAGGATCAGTGTATTGCCTGTGTCTTTTATACTACTACATAAACTACTTATATAGTCTAGTCTACCTTTATCTTCTAATAAGTATTTAAGTTCACTTTGATAGTTTGTATGTGCCGCAGTATCAATCATTTGTACTATGTTAACATGACATTCAGCAAGTACACCTTTATCCTGTAACTCTTTTGCACTTATTTGATTTATTACAGGACCAATACTGCAAACTATTCCTACACTTTCAAACTTTTCTTTTGGAACTGTTCCTGTAAGTCCCCACCGTATAGGTATGTGTGCCATAACTCCTGTTAATAGAGTTGTTAAAGCATCAGCTTTTGCCATGTGTACTTCATCAACCATGATACATACTACATCTTCTAAAAATTCACCTATAGTAATTGGTGCTATACTATTCTTAGTATTCTTTAATAATATATTCAAACTTTGCCAAGTACAAATAGTATGTGTCTTGCCAAACTCTTTCCTATCGCCATAAAATACACCAACATCTAATCCCATGTTAACATAATCTTCTTCTGTTTGTGTAACTAAACTTTTATTTGGAACTATAACAATACTTCTGCCATATGGTTCTACACTTTTACTCAGTGCCGCCGTCATTAGTGTCTTGCCTGCACCTGTTGCAATTTCCTGTAAACTCTGTTGATTACTTAGGAAACCATTTATAGTTTCTACTTGGTAATCTCTAAGTTTAATTGGTGTACCTGCAACAGGATGTCCTTTGGGCCATAGTATATCCGCAAAACTATCTTCGTGTACTGGTTCTAATTGGAAATCTGTTTCATATTCACGTAAGTCATTTAATGTAACATCATAACCTTGACTTTCCAGTACAGGCAATACATCAGGCAGTAAATTAATATATGTACTACCACCTAATTGAAAGAATGCTTTCTTGCCGTCCCAACGTCCTAGTTTTACTGCTGGCAAATATCTTGCATAAGGAATCTCATACTTAAACATGTTACTTAACTTACGTCTTGTGTCTAAGTCTAGTCCTTCAATCTTTACATTCACTTCATCTTTTACATGTAGTATTGCCGGTTTCATTGTAAATATTTTTTTTCTCTTTTTAAAGCATTAATATTATCATTATAACAAAGTTCCTCAAATTTTGCAAGCATTTTAGGAGAATTAATATTTTTAATTGCTATCTTTTGAATATCAGGGTTAAGTAATAAATTTTTATTATGTCCCAGACGTTCAAGTATTGAAGAATCTAAAATATCAAAAGCATTCTCTAATACTTGTTTGTTATTATTCAATAACTGAAATGTCCTTACAAATGGATTCTCTGTAAATTGACTACTATAATTAACAATATCAGTAAACATATCAAACCCAATGGCTTCCAAACTTTTTGCCATACCATAACCACTTACAATTGGAATATTATAGGATAAAAAAGACCAAAATGTCTTTTCACTTAAATGACATCCTAACTCCCAAAAACTTACATCATTTACAATATTAAATACTGCATCACTTGAGTGAGGATAAAAATACTTTGTGAAAATATCACCACCATCATTTATAGAAGGGTCTGGTCCTATAATTTTTTCTGGCAAACCTGGATATAATTTATCTATAAACAATAAGTGTTCAGTTATTCCGTCTTGTTCAGCATTGAATCCTGAAGTATAGAAATATTCATTAGGTTTAAAATTTTCATTTATCCAACTACTTGCTATAATCCTATGAAATCTACTTTTATTGTTAAATGTTACAAATTTATATCTTCTTTTTATTTTAGGACTATCATTATTAAAATAATTGTGAATATTTAAATCCATTATAGGCAAATAAATGTTATCAAAATTATCGTTTAAATACAAATAACTATCATATATCCAAATTTTATCCTTTGGATTAATACAATTATCATGAAAAACGCTATGTCCTATATGTGTTTTTAAAAGTTCTTCTTTACTCTTATTATAGTCAACAGGATAATCAGGAAAATGATCCTGTAAGAATACAACATCACTATCAATAGGTTCTTGATTGTGTATTGAATAGGCTGGGCCGTTTATAAATTTAAATGTACTTTGCAATTTCATTTGCAATCCTTTGGTGTCCTTCTTCAAGTGGATGTCCGCCTGGTCCTTTAGGTGATCCATAGCACCACTCTACCATACCATCATTGGGCCAGCCTATAAATTTTTTATCATCTATCAAATCATAATAATCCTGGCATAACTTGTAAAACCTTCCAAATCTGTGCTGATTATCATGAGTACTACACATCAAATAATTTACATTATGTAATTTTAAATAACTTTGTAATAATACAACTTGCCTTAACCAGGTTCTATATTCATGCAATGCATTATTATATTTTGTAATGTAATCTATTAATGGTAATCTAAAACCTAATTCTTTATTTTTAAACTTTCTTCTATTATGAGCAGGCCATATATCAAAAGCACCTAGTTCATCAGCAAATTCTTTTCTACCACAACTTGTCCATGCTATGATAATTAGATCAGGATTATATTTTTCTACTGCAAACATAGTCTTTTTAATTATATATTCATTTCCAACTCCAGGTTTTGCCTCGTTTATTAATTTAAAATTTTTATATTCAGCTAATACACTAGGCCAATTATTAGATTTATTTTCTAATTCATCACCAAAAGTAAAACTATCACCTATAGTATATAATGTTTTCATATCATAATTATAAAGTTTTTTATTAACTAATCTATATTCTTCTATATGTTCTTTTGCTTCTGTTGTAGGTTGTTTACCAAAATAATTTGCTATTTGTTCATTTAAGTCAATGTTATTAAGTCCAAGTGTAGTTTTAAATTCTATAATTAAATCATGCTTCGTCCATTCTTGTTCTTGTACCCAATTATTTAAAGATAGTTTATAATTTTTATACCATACCTCTATAGGCATGTCTTCAAATTTATTATACTCTGTCAATACATCATAAGTTTCTTGTGCCTTTGCCCAATTTTTTTGTAACCAATCTTTTGCAAATTTATCATATTGCATTTTGCAAATTAAGTCTATATCATCTTTATCAAATCTTATAGATATAATTGTTTTGTTTGGTGGTATGTCTTTTGCAAAATGATAATGCGGAGGCAAGTACTCGTTACTACTATGAGCATCACCTGTACTCTTGCTTATACTTGTCAATGGTATATCACTGTGGTAATAGCAAAATAATCTTTTAACAAAACTGCCACTAGATCCACCTACAAAATAAAATGCATAGTCGTACATATGCATCATTCTTCTGGTCCTGGGTTAGGACTAAAGTCATCTGTTTTATCTTTATCATATCCGTTAGCAGGATTTAGTTCTTCAGCATTTGGTAAAGGGACTAACTTTTTTGTTATGTTAGGCCATATCTCACTGTATTTTGTATTGATATCTAACCAATGTTGCAGTTCAGGTGTCATGTCTGTGTCAGGCACTATGGCATCTGCAGGACATTCTGGCTCGCATACTCCACAATCAATGCACTCATCAGGATTAATTACAACAGTATTTTCTCCAACATAGAAACAATCTACAGGACAAACTTCTACACAATCAGTGAATCTGCAATTTATACATTTATCATTAACTATATATGTCATCACATCACCTTAATAAAAAGGACGAGTAGATTCAACTACCCGCCCTAGTAAATGAACCACGTTTGGAGGAGAGAGAGGAGAGAGAGTAAACGTGGCTCAATTCAATTACATTCGTTTCATACAAGTACTTTCAGCAAGTATTTTCCAATTGTTAGGACTAATCTTTGCAAGGTCCGCAACCTTTAGTGCCATCCTTAAACTTACTTCTCTGAACTTGTTACAGTTATCAGCAATAAAGTCTATAACTTCTGCTTGTATTTCTTTGCTCAAATCATAATCTTTAAATAGATCACCTTTGTCTGCAATCTGTTTTACTCTAAGAATCTTATCTCTCATAGTATCTAATGTAAGATCCAAGTAATGACATCTACTTTGTAGAGCTTCTAAGTGATCCTGTAACTTTTTACTTCTAACATTCTCAAATTTAATGTTAGTAATAAAACAAGCACTACCTTTAAATTCAAACTTATCAGGAATGCCTTCGCTTCTTAGTTTATTACTTTCTGCATTCCAGTAAATCATTCTCTTCTTGCCACTATCCAGTGCCGCCTTAAGAATATTAAGTGCAAGGTCATCCATAAGCACACTATCACAATCATCAAATACTAATACATTACCTTTGTCTGAGTATTCATATAACTTTGCATAAAGTCCTAGAGCAGTCATTGCACCTTTAACAACTTCATACTTTCTTCTACTACCAGCCATATCACCAAACAAACTGCTCTTGTTAAGTTCTTCTTCAACACCATAACTCTTACCAACACCTGGAGGACCAGTAACAATCAATGCTCTAATATCACTGTTAATAAGACTCTTAGTCATCTGATCTAATATCTCAAACCTAGTACCAATTTCTGCAATTCTTTTTGCATCTTGTTCTGCAGTAAACTTAGGCTCTGCTTTTGCAACTACATCTGCCTTAGCACCTTCCTGCACGTTAAAACTATCCTGTTCAACAAACTTAATATCTTCAGGTGTATTGACTGCAACACGAATTTTTGTAGCCTCATCACCAAATCTACAACTACCATTTACAGTAACAAAACCGCCACCATCTTTTTTACTTTGAAAATTCTTAATTAAAGGAAATACAGTATTCTGTACTGCTTGATTTCTATAACTACCGTTCTTGACTAATACATATGACATTCATCTCTCCATTTATGTCTTTAATTAACTATACACATATAATAGCATCATAATAGATAATGTCAACCTAAATACTAAACTTTTTTATTCTTTTTTCGTGCCTGCCACCTTCGAAGTCTGTAGTGAGGAATACTTCTAACATTTCTGTAGCAACATAAGGCAATGTAATACGTCCTCCCATACATAGTATGTTACAATTTCCATGACTCCTAGCAAGCTCTGCCATATTTGCATCTGTACATAGTGCAGCTCTTATATCAGTATGTTTATTAGCACACATTGCCATACCTTGTCCTGTACCACAGATAAGGATACCATAATCATAATCATCATGTAGTAAACAATCTATAACTTTTTCTGCAAAGTCGGGATAATCTACACTATCAGTATTATTTGTTCCTAGATCAGTATAGGTATGATTACTATTATCTAGGTAAGTTTTAATCTTATTCTTTAATTCGAGACCGCCATGGTCACATGCTATTGCTAATTTCATGTTTGTATTTACAATTGAAAACCTTCTGGTATTAATTCTTTCTGTGTAAAAACTTCTAAAGTATCCAAATCTATAAACCAAGCAAATTTTCCAGTATTATTATAATTTGCAAACCCATCTTGATGTCCATATTCAGGGACTAGTTTACTAAAGGTATTCATCGCATTGTAATAATTCACTAAAACATCCTGTCGCGAAGACTTAATAGTATCAGTTATTCTTTGTAAAGCCTTACTGCTATGATATTTTTGATTAGGTAAATTTTTAAACAGTTGCATTTCATAATTTTTTACATTGCTTCTACCCAAAACCTTATTTAATTTGTAATCCTGAGTAGGTTTATGGAACTGTAAAGATTTATTGTTATTGATAAGATCATTAGTTTGCAGGTAGTCACGATATATTAAACTATCTTTTATGTAACTTTTTATATTGTCTGCATCTAACCAAAACCATTTTACATTTTTGTTTTCATTGTCTGCCGCAATTTGAGTATCAATCAAACATGCATACCATTTTTTATTATACCTTACTAATTGTGGTTTATCAGCACCTTTTATGTAACATGCATTAGATTGATAATCTATTTCAGGATGATTATCTAATGGAGATCTAAAAGGAACTACTACACATCCATTTGTATTAAAAAACGCCATATCATCAGAATACTTATTTTTATGGTAATCAAAATTACAAGTTAGAATTTTATAATCTATTTTACTTTTTTCAAGAAAAGGAATTGCACAGTTAACTATTTCAGTATTACAATTTAACGTTAATGAATCATAAGTCAAACAAAAAACATTGTCTATATCTATTTTATTATTCACTACAGTTTCTAGAATAGTTGTGCTATCTGCACCACCACTATAAAATAAATTCATATGCTTATATTGTTTTGATAATAGTTTTAAAAAATTTAAATTGTAATTATATTCAATACTAATAGTACCATGTAAATTGTTTCTTATTTGATTAATATTATTATCTACAAAAGTAACGTAACTTTTTTGCGACGTTTCATACCATAATGCTAAGTTTTTATTGTAAAACTTATAGCCATCTGCTTCATAATAATAAGGATATTGGTTTTCATCAACACATTCTGTAGATTTTGTAATTAAATTTTTAAAACTTGTGTCCATCACTCGCAAACCTTGTTTTTTCTAATTGAAAAGGATATTTATTCTCTTTCATATAAGTAACTAACCAGTGCTTATGACCTGAGTTTTTAAGTTCCACAGTAGTATTAAGAAAACTTTGAAACAATCTTTGGTCTAAAAGAGGATACCTAGCCTCTATTCCAAAATGTCCACAAATAGTATCACTTCTGTGTAGTTGATTATTAAGCCTTGTAAATTCATAATTAAACCAAGGATAAATTAATCTTAAATCTTTTGGCCATGATCCATTTATTTTTCCTACTCTTCCAAATGTAACCTTATCCAATGAATAATCATCATACAGTTCATCTCCTCCTATTCCACTAATACAAATTTTTTGTTTGTTTGGTAAAAAATGATTAGATAGTATTGATATAAGAGCTCTCGCATGAGTACCATGTAAATTCATACAATTATACTGTTTAAATATTTCTTTCATCTTATTATTAAACATTAAATCATTGGCTTTATCAATTAAAGGCTTCTTTTGTAAATGTAACCTTAGTCCTAAGGTTCTAGCATCTTCTCTGCCTATTTTACTGACAGTAAACATATCTGAATTAAAAAATTTCCTAGCACAACATGCATTTACACCTGCATCTACTCCTGCACTTAACATATACGTTGTAATACCTGGCTCGTGTCTATCCTTAATTGCTTGTTCAAAGTCTTCAAAGACTTTATCATAATTATTTGTTTTTTGTTGCAAATTCCATTCAGTATTTTCTATAATAGTTAACTTAAAATTACTTTTATCTATTATATAAATTTTATTTAATTCTGCTTTTACTGCAAAAGGACTATAAGCAAGCACAAAATCCATTGTACTTCCACAAACAAATTGTTTGCTTTCTTCATCATAATAAAAATAAAGATTCTTTGTTGCCCATTGATCTACTGCAAATACTATATGAGTGTTTGTAATATACGTTAAACTATATTCTCCTATTAATGATTTAATTACATCTATAGTTCTGTTTAAATTATTGTCTAAATTATTAATTATATATTGGGTATCATTATCCTTGCTATTGTATGTGCTACCATTATAAACAAGAATACCATGTTTATTTTGAATAGGTTGAGGTGTAGATGCTCCTCTCGTATTGAGAAGAGCATGACCATAATATTCATTATCTACACTGATGCAATCAAAAAACTCTGGGCCTCTGTATTTGATACTGCTTACAAAGTTATGGTTTCCATCAATAGGTATGTTATATGAGTAATAATACCCACACATAGTTAGTTTTTGCCTGTCAACACATCTACAATAGACCAAAATGCTTTCTGTTGATCATCTATTTGAGTACCAGGTGTCATATATGCCTTTTCAATATAACTGGCAATTTTTTCACTTTCAATTACTCTTTTAAGATCTTTTCTAACAGTATCTAAATTGCTATCATCAATGTTTGCTGCATGAAAATATTTTAATGTACCAGTTTCATTTAGTCTCCATTTTGGAAACAATTTATTCATTGGTGTTCTGCCTGCAATTTCAGTATTAGAACTTGTAGTAAAACAATTAATTTGTTTATTATTAATTTCACGTTTTGTGAATCCACTGTACATTAAATCAGTATCACCTGCTATTAATGCTTTAATAATATTCTTACTGCCATTAATATCTACTCTTACAAATTTTACACCAGTTTCTTCAGTAAGTTCATCATATACACCATCAAACAAACTAGCAGTATTAGCAACTGTTACACGACTTTTTCCTTTTAAAAAATCATTTATGTTAGTAAAAGGTTGATCAGCTCTTACACACATTGTTTGATGTCTTTGGTAAAATACTGTTAAAAATGATTTATCATCTACTTTTACTTTACAATTTCTTGACTCATCTTTTACATATCTACTAGTATCACGTAAGAAAACACCAGGCCTTCCTGTATTTTTTGCCATGTATGCTTTATTATTCACACAGTTTTTTGTAACAACAACCTCACTATCATAGCCTAACTCTTTAAGAGCATCACTTATCAAATTACTTTCTGCGAAAGCATTTCCTTTTGTACCTGAAGGCACTATAACATCTAAAACTGGCTTTGCATATGCATTAGATGTAATTGCAAAAAATATTGCAACAATTAATAATTTTATTTTTGTCATTTCAAGACTCCTTAATTAAAATTTACTTGATAAAATATACCTAAACTTGCAAATAGTTTGTCCTGTAGGACAAATGCAATTATCAGGCACATAGGTTCTGCTTTTCTTAACCAATATCCTAACGGTGCTAAAACAACTAATACTGTCATATAATATAATGCTTCATGTCCTTGTGCTCCTAAGAAATATGTTAAAACAACTAAAAAAATACCTGTAGTCCATAACATATGCTTTACACTTATTTTCGTTAAAAGATTAACATATCTAACCAAAGGCCATGCAAATAAGAAACATACTGCATTTATTAATATAAACCAAACTGCAATATCCTGAAACATTCCTGCTTCAACTGTAGTTTCATAATTTATATCATAACTTTTAATATCCATAAAACTTAAAAGAACTGCTTCACTAACTGTGATAGGTATGCCTATTAACATAAGTGGAAGTAAACTTACTAGTCCTGTACTATTATTTGCAGTTTCAGCTGATACTAGACTTTTAATATCACCTTTACTGTTGTAATTTTTATTTTTAATAGATAGTTTCTTTTCTATTGCATAACTTAAATTACTGCTTATGTTTGCACCTATGTGAGGCACTAAACCTATAAAAGATCCAAATACACTGCCACGTAAACTACTAGGAATATGTTTTATAAATTCTTTAATATGATCTATAAAACTATTTTTATCTTCATAGTTCCTTTTTGATGTGTAGTTGGCAAACATACTAGATGTTTGTAGTAATGTAGGAAATACATATAAAGATACAATAACAGGAAATAGAGGAATTTGATGCATTAATAAAGGAAAAGTTTCATATGGTATAACTTCAGGTAAAAATACAAAATAAGGACTCCAATTTGTACCAATTAATCCTAAAAATATACCAATAGAAAAAACAAAAATGTTTTGTAGTATATTTTTGCCTAGTAGAAAACAAATACTTGTACTAGCGAGGATTAGGATAATAATCTGTACATTATTGTTATAGAACTTTTTAATAAACTCTATTGCAAATGGCAAAATAAAATATACTGCAATTAATGCAATAAATGATCCTAATACACTACCCAAGGCCGCATTACTAATAGCAAAGTTTCCTACACCACGATTAAACATTCTGTTGCCTTCAACTACTGCAGGCAAACTGGAACTTTCTCCTGGCACTCCAAACACTGTTGCTATTATACTACCACTAAATTGACTGCTACTAATAATTGCAAGATAATAAAGTAACATCTGCAACATACTAGCATCTTTCAGTAATGGATAACTCATTACAATCATAATTGTATTGCCAACACCAGGAACAAGTCCACTAATAAATCCTAGTACTGTGCCTAATACCACAAATACAGTATCATTTAATAATAATGAATAGTCGATCATAATAACCTATTATACATGAAAAAACATGTAGTGTCAAAATATTATATGTTAAGAAATCGACTAAGTTATATAGGATAGGGCGTTCTTATTAAGTAAAGAGCTAACGGAAACTCAGGCGTCCATTTAAATATCCGCGTCTTGGATAGGCGCTGTCGATAATTTTATTTATTATAAAAATAAAGTATTTCTATTTTACTGAATCTTTATCTTTAGCAAGTTTGTAACAAACTCTTTTACCTTTTACACTATCAATCGTAATTGCAGGTAATCCTTCAGTAACTATTCTACACTCAGGTAATTCAAACCATTTGTAACCTGCTTGTTTTTGTGCATCTACTGTTCTATTGAATTCTGCATTATCTACACTAAACAATAGTGCTAATACTATTAAAGCCATTTTATTCTCCGTCTTTTTTATCAGTTGCTTTAGGTCTACCAGGACCTCGTTTCTTCCATACACTGGTTACTGCACCTTCTGTAACTGCACCAGTCTCACACTTAGTAATAGTGCCACCTTTTTCCAAATATTCAGCTATCATTCTTTCGTGTTCTTCACGTTCTTCTTTAGTCATTGCCATTTTGTTTCTCTCTTTCTTCTAGTTTAATTAATAAATCTTTATACTCTCTTAAGACTGATACCAACGTTGATACATCACTTCTGTAATTAATCCAAATAGATCTTAAATTATTATTACCACTAGTATCACTTAAATTATCTGCAATAGTTAAATTATTGCAGATTTTATCTTCTAGTTCTTTTAATTTATCTATATCGTAAAACATTTTATATAAACATAGGTAATTTAGGCCAGGGTGTATCTATGCCATTACGTTGATCTAAATAAGTCATTACTAATTCTAATTCAAAGTGTTCGTTATTTGCTAGATACATTACAAGAGCATCAAAGCCTACATCGCCCTCATAAACAAAATCATCTACAGGTTGGTCCTGCATAAACATTTCTGTTGCAGTTCTGAAAGTTTCGTTGCTAAACATATGTTACACTCCAGTCAGTTACTAATAAACTATAAATTATAAGAGCAAAAACTATTCCAATTATTATAACACTTAATTTAAAAACTGAATTAAAAATAAATGGTGCAAGTTTAAATAGTGCATATGCAATAAAAATAAATCCTGCAATTTGTAATATAGTTTCCATTAAACTCTCTTTTAATTAATTATAATTAATAATAACATAGTTTTATATACTGTCAACCTTTTGTATAATTTTATCTGCATAATATTTATGAGTTAATGGTCCTGGATGGACACCATCACTACCAAAGTCTAGGAAACTACTATCCCAGTCTGAACCTTTTGCACCGTGCAAAAATAAAAAATTATTTAAATAACTAATTCTGCTACTAACATCTATTTCACAATGGCAACTGAAAATAACTAATCGTACTCCTACATGTTTACAAAAATTAGCAACACGTTCTATTCTTATAATATTTTTTTCCAATAAATTATCATCAACTAATGGCTTAATAAAATCACCAGTTGCATTCTTATTTGTCCAGTGATTTATTTGTTGATCTACAAAACTCATATACCTTGCATTATTTGTAAGTCCCCAAACTACAATATCACCAGAAGTAATATCACTTCTTAATATTTGATCACTTGCCCATTCTATACTACTTCCGCCTTTTGTTAAACTAACAAGTGGTAAATTATAATGCTCAGATAATAATTCAGCATATCTTTGCCGTTTATCAGTTAAACTACTGCCATTTGCAGTACTACAACCAGCAACAAATAAATGCTTTTTTTCTGATTTACGTGTATCAATCAACGGATTATTATTTGTTATTGTTTTATTAAAAATATCAATATAATGTTTTGTTATCCAAGCTGCACTATATCGTGAATCTAATGTTTTTCCATCACTCCATACTTTAGGAGGACTGAATATAATATTATCAGCTTTATCCATAATATAATATAGATTTTCTATACTGCCTATATCAGCTAGTGTAGTAAATGCATATTCGGGAAATGGTTTGTTAAGATCATCTTTTGTAATTAATACAGGACTATTAGCGAGTTGTGTATTATCTGTATTAACATCGCCTACGTATAAAATCATTTAAAATAATAAATTATTGGTGTTACAATTGCAAAAAATAAAATTAAATGCCATAATTTAATCGTTGGATAAACTATTTTATTTTCTTCCATATTAATCTCCTTATAATTGTTGAATATAACCTATGCATGTAGATATAAATTGTTCTATTTGTGGACTACGTGCTATAAATGGCAAACTAAATGCAGTAATAATAAAAATAATAATCCAAAAATAAACAATCATTTTCTATAGGTTCCGTCTCTATTGAAATATCGTGCATTAAATGCACAATAATATATACTGGCAAAACGTCCATAAACTGGTGCTTGTTGCCTATACCAATATAAGAAGTCTTTAATAAAAACGTGCAGTGTCATTATTTAAATATCCAAGCACAGCAATTAGGATACAAAAACCCCAAACAATACTATTAATTGTAATAAAATGTCTAAAATTATTTGGTAGTTTCATTTTGTTTATTTTCTTTTTTATTATTAATAAAAGGCATGACTAATTGCTCTTCATTAAATCCATATTTTTCATTCATTTGTTTTGCCCATTCAAATAAATCCTGTTGTGTCATATTTACTCCATTAAATTAAAAAAGAATTAAAGGAGAGCCTTTTCAGCTCTCCCAGGTTTGTTTATAGTACGTATTCACCTTAGTTTTTATATATCATTTCAATCCACTACGACAAACTTCAATCATTAGGTACTATACTAACTAGTCTTAACGACTTGTTTTATTAAAATATCTTAATAAACCAGTCCAGGATTAGATTTTAGAAAAAACTCTAAATCCAATATTACCTGGGTAAGACACCAAAGAAATATTCCAACACCTGCTAAAAATATACCCGTATTCATTTTAATTCTCCAATCCTAATTGTTTAAAACACCACTGTAAACATAATGCTTGATGATGTGCATCTGCTAGTGCATTATGTGCTGCAACTTTAGGTATAGCCTGTACAGGATCTTGTGGCATTAATTTAAATACTGTACGACTATCACGTAAATTCCAGAAGTTCCAGGGCTTATTAAATCCGTTTTGTAAATATAAATTTTCTAATATAGTCATATCAAAACCATAACCCTGTCCCCAGACAGCATCACAACCAACCATAAAACGATTTAACAGTTTTATAGTATCACTAACACTGGTACGATCGTGTTCACCCAGTGCCTCGTCCTGTATTGATTGTGGTTGTGTACTCCACCACGCCACAGTACGATCATCCACTGTTCTATTTGAGTTAATTTGTTCATCAACATCCAAACGAATATACAATTCATCCTGGATACTATTCCCACCAGGTTTAAATTTAACTGCACCCACAGTTAATACTACTGCTTCAGGTACTGTGTCCAGTGTTTCTAAATCTATCATACAATCCATGTTAATTTTTCCATATCTGTTCAACGTTACGGTCTATTGGTAAATTAAAAAATAAATTATGGTTATGTTTCACACAATCTTCATGTTTAAGAAAAAAGTTTTTAACATCTGTGGTAAAAAATTCCGTTAAAAAATTATAATACTCCTCTGGTTGTGTAAAAACTTTAATTGGAAACACAAATCCTAAACTTTCCATATATGATTGATAATGTTTAGTAGCAAGTACAACAGGTATTTGATATTTAATTATAGGCTCCCAAATTTTTTCTGTGGTATGTACAATATTATGGTCATGCACATTACTTTCAACACAAATATTAAAATAACATGCCTCCCAATAGTGTGCAGGTACAGGATTGTAATTCATAAATTTATCATTTGGTAAACGATTTGTTTTATTTGTAATTAACCCATTGCGAGTTTTCAAAATATTTTCTGCACACTGTCGTTCTGTGGTTTGCCTCCCTGCATTTAAAAACATGAAATCATACTCACGAGTACGGTTATATTTTACACGTTTATAATTTTCTCCAAAATTATTACTTAAGAGTAAAGTGTATCTTCTACCGTTTCTAGTTATTGGAAACCGTTCTGTGTAAAATAATTTAGTACGATTAAACATTAAATTATAGTGTATAACACGAGCATGTTTTAACTGTGGTTGTTGCATATTTGTAGTACAAAATATCACTTTTTTATTATCTATTTTATTTAAATCAACCCAATCGTCTATACCGAACCAATCCTCTACTATAATTGTGTCATATTCTGATAAAATCAGTTCCGATTTACTTTTAAACTCGTCTCTAGATACTAACACAGTCCTTGCATCAGAGTTATTAATTAATTTTATATTATGCAACAACCATAAATATTCACTGGCGCTCTGTGCATATTTTCCAAATGCAATATCTATCCCCATAACGCCAATAAATCCATACGTAATTCACTAATTAATTGGTCACCAAACTGATTAAAAAAATAATCCCTATTATATTCACATGCACCCGTAAAGTCTGACCATAGGTGTTGCATCTCTGCGGGTGTTAGTGGATCACAAATATAACTGTTATTACTCTCAATTAAATCTTTTATTCTAACACGATTATCTAAACTGTCATAAGTTTCATCAAACATTCTAGGGAAACTCACAAAGCCATAATCTGTTATGTCAGCTAGAGCACCACAATGTCCTACTACCAGGAATGGCATGCCTGCTACAATAGCATTTAGAGTTTTTTCAGTAATAATACCATACTGTTGTTCATACTGACTCTCACTAACAATAGCAAAAAGAGCAGTATTATAATTCTGTTTCATTGCTAATAAATTAATTAAATTATTATATTGCGATTCATAATCCTCATAACTTAAACTGGGATACCGTAATTCATGACCTTTACTCTGTAAACTTATATTACCGTGTCCAGAAAAACGATTTAATACGGAATAAAGTGCAGCACGATGTGGTTTATATATACGCTGCGGGCAAACAAAATTATATTTAAAGTCTTTTTTACTAAAATCAAATGCATCACGTAATACATCTTCACTGTCTTTATAACTACACCACGTTTCATACTGATGACTGCTAAAATTAATAATATTAATTCTCTGTTCTGGTAAACTATTCTGTATATGACGAGCCCAGACTATCACAGTAATTCTATGCAGTGGAAAACCCGTATCCACAAAATGTTTATTTAAACGAATTAATTCATCACCAGTTAACATATCCTGTAAATTAACAAATAGGTG